ACTTCTTTTTTTGATGCCAAATTGCCAATAGAATCTAAGACAATTATTAGATGATCGTCACGTTCAACTTGTGACAGTTGTTTCATTATGTCTGATTTGAGTTGTTCAATATCAGTAAGAGGAGTATGTAAAACTCTATTAGAATCAATACCAAAAGAATTAAAATATGCTTGCGGAGTACCAAATTCAGAATCGTAGAAAAGTAATGCTGCATCTTCATATTTGTCCATAAAAGATTTGGCCATCAAAAGTGAGAATGCAGTCTTAAAGTGTTTTGATGGTCCTGCCCACATTGTAAGACCGGGAGATAATCCTCCGTCCAAACTACCAGAAAGTGCCACATTAATAATTGGCACAGAAGTAGGAATCATATCTTTTTCTGTAAAGAATTTTGATTTAGAAAGAATAGCTGATTCTTTAATCGAACTATTCTTTTTGATTTTTTCTAAAATATTCATATTTGCCTCAACTAAAAAAATCATTCAATGTGCTTTGTTTTTCACTTGTCCAATTCATGCAGTCTAAGATTACCGATAATGGTTCAACAAAAGACTTTTGAAATTGTACATCATAATCGATAAAGTCTGACAAATTGAATTCTTTTGGTAAACGACCTGGAAAAGAAATAACTATGTCTTTAAAATGATTTGGCATCTTTAGATATGCAAACTTGATTTTTTCACCTTCTTGAATTAAAGGGTACTTTTTTGTCAAGTTTTTCATTTTAAGGTTATGATTATATAGTATAGCGCCTTTTACATGAATCGGTGTTCCTAGTTTGTACAGTGTCGCAGAATCAGAATACTTTGTCAATCCATTGATGCCTCTAGGAAAAGAAATCTCTTCTACTGGCAATTTACGAAAATCTTCTTTGAACTTTTTAATAAATTCATGTATGTCGTTTTCTGTGCCTGAAAGCATAATCTTAATTGCTTCTGCCATCTTTTCACGAATTGCCGATGGTGTAGAAGATTTAATCATCTCTAGACCCATCACTTTCATTTGAGGTTCGTTATATGCAACGCCTTCGTTATTATAGACGTTCAAAATGTATCGTTTCTTTGCAGTCCAAATACCTTTGTCAGAAAGACCCTCACGTTTCATTTGCATCTTTTGTTCATATGCATGAACATAGTCGGCCAATTCTTGATAAGATTTATCGATGAATGGTTGAATTTTATCTTCACAAACACGATCCATGAATTCAATTACTTTTTGTTTTGGTAAAGAAACACCATCTTTTGTGCCGTATACTTTTTCAACCAACTCACCTAGACGAAGATAAATTGAATCTGTATCAGATGCAATCACATAATCTTTGTTCTCTGTGTTAAGTAACTTATTCATCCAACCATTGATTTTGTTTTCAATCCAACGAATGGACAGTTGTCCAGCAGTTGTTACGCCAAGAGCCATACGCAAATCATAGAAACGAAAGTATTGTGAACCAAGTGCGCCATACGCAGAGTTAAGAGACACTTTTTTCGCTAATTGAATGTTATTGTATTTTGCTATGCGCTTTTCAATCTCATATTTTTTAGATGGATTAGTTTCGTTTTCGTATTCTTGTTTTGCCTGCAACATCATCTTTTTGAATTTACTTCTATCAGTGTACATTTCTTCCATCATCGCAGGTAGAAACCCTTGTCGGTCAATTCTGAATAGTTGACCATTGGGTGTTATCGTGCATTGCATTGGTTCCAAAAATGATGTGTTAACACTTCTAGATAACAATGAATTTACACTAACTTTACCAATTTCATTCTGAAACAACTCAATTGCCTGATGTTCTTTTTCAAGTTCTTCGGTTGTCATATCTTTCACATCACGAAACATTATTTAATTTTCCTAATCTTATATTCTTTCAGTCTACTTTTAACCAGAACTTCACTACAACCATATATTGAAGCAATTTCTTTTCTGGTTTTATCTTCATCAATATAAAGTTTAATCAATTCATCTTTCTCAATTTTATAAATTCGTTTTTCTCGGCAAGTTTCTTTGTATCGTTCTCTTGTTGAATCACTCATAGGATATTTTTTACCAGGAACTCGGCCACCAGTATTCTTTGATACATTATACAGTATTCCACCTTCAGTAATCAATCCATACTTTTGTATGAGTTCAAATTCTAAATTTTCACAAGATTCTCTATCGCCTTCAAATATTTTTTCAACTTTAGGTTCTATACCGGTCAATTTCATCTTTTTAATTTTACCATAGAATGATGGATATTCAGCATCATATGGCATATATGAAGATGGTTTTAAGTGAGCCCAAGCACGATATCCAGAACCAATACCAATATAGAATGGATTATTTTTGTTGTCCTTATAAACATAAACATAGTTCATTTGTATGCACTCCTTTGATTAACAAGTTACTATATACTATTTATAGGTTTCTATTTTTTAACTCTTGAATTAATTTTTGTTTTCTATCTTCAATATAACTTCTTTCTACAAGATTTTCTGGTGAAATTGAATACTGCATCATGAGGTGGGCGTAAAGTGAATTTAAGTCAAAACTGGCAATATAGTGGTGCAGACCAACTTGTGGTTCTTTGACATATGCGCCTTCAAATGCGGCATCTTTATCTTGTACCACGCGCGGAGGAACAATGATATTCTTTTCCAACAAATACGAATATGTCATTGCATCCCACATACGAGTTTGTGCAAACACATCTTCATAATTAGATTTTGTGTCGTATGCAAGAGTGATTGCCAATTCCAACAACTTTAATTTGTCATCGAGTTTAAGAATGAGTTCAACGTCTTTGATGTTATACTCAATAAACTTTTGATAATTTAATTTGTACAGTTGATGCAGGTTATCATATTCATCATATGATAGTTTGCTTTCACCAAGTTCGACATTGACGATACTATCCAACTTATATGATTCTTGTGATTTGCCGCCAGGTGCATACCATTTGTATAGTTCAATATAATCAAGAACAGCAACACCCATTGGTTCATAAAAAGTTTGTTGCCTGTTCATAATCATAGTTTTTCGTTCAGAAACAAAATTCCAAGGCGATAACTTTTTAGATTCACCTTCACCGAGAATCTTTTCAAAACGATTTACCAAATAAGGCAAGTCAAAGAATTTAATATTCCAACCAGTAATAACATCTGGACAATTGGCGCGCCAATCTTCTAGGAATCTTTTGCACAATGTCCATTCATCTTTACACAAAAGATATGTAACATTATCATCATAGTTGTTGTATTCACCGCAACCATAGACAAGAGTTTTGCCATTTACATATGTGATTGTAATTGCAGTAATAGGTTCAACTGCATCATAGGGGTCAGGAAAACCATTCTCTGACCCGACTTCGATATCTATAACAGCAATACTAACGTGGTCGATATCCCACTCAATCATGCCTTTATGTTGGTCTGCAATATATGCGTATTCAAAACGAGTATTGCCATAGATTTTTGATGCGCCAATTACACCTTCGAATTGTTTTATGTAATCTCTGGCGGAACGCAAATCGTCAAATGTCTTTTTCTCTAGAGGATACCCTTCTAGTGTTTTGAATTGCGTAGGTTTTTTAGTGGTAATAAAAAGTGAAGGAGAATAGTCAATCTTCTCCTTCATTCTTTTACCATTAAAGACGCCTCGATAAAAAATACTGTTACCGAGACTTTGTACATTAGTATAAAATTGCATCAAATAATCAATTGTTTTTGTGGTGTAATAATGCCTGATCCAAAGATTCTTTTATAATTTTCAACGTAGTTTTGCGCTGGTTCATATGAGTATACTACATTTTTCTTCGCAATGCAAATGGTCCTATCAACTTTTTGTTCACTATGAATAGGAAACGGAACAAAACCAATATTAGGTTGCCCTTGTGGAGTTGGAACCACAGCAATTGATAATGGGTTTAAGACAACATATTCCGTTTCAGATTCGGATTCAATTTCGCCCATAACATCTTCATTTGTAGTGAGTTTTAATGCTAAAACATTCATTTATTTTTCCTTTTTGGTGGGCCCACTGTGAGTCGAACACAGCACCAACGGATTATGAGTCCGCTGCTCTAACCAACATGAGCTATAGGCCCTGTTAGTTTAAACTAGTTCGTAATCTTCTTTACCGCAACCACATTCTGGGCAAGTGAAATCATCGGGCAAATCTTCCCAACGTCCTTCAGTTTGTTCGTGATGTTGATGACCACAAACTATACAAATATAAAAATGTTCTTCATTCATAGTGCCTCCATTACTTTTTTATATGCATTAGCATGACGTTCTTCGACTTTCTTCAAAGCATTAAAACGCTTTTCTGCTTTCTTTAGAACTTCAATAAACTGTAATGCATGTTCTTCAGATTCTTTAATTTGTTCTCTTGCAATTGCCAATGCTTTAACATCTTGTTCATGTTCAGCAATAGATTCAAACTTAGGATACATTTCTGTATACTCATAAGTTTCACCATCAATTGCTTTTTGCAAACATTCTTTGGTTGAAGGTTTGCCAATTAGTAATTCAAGGTGACCCCATGCATGTTTAATTTCTTGGTCAGCAGTATGTTCAAAGTGTTTTGCAACATCTTCAAATCCTTCTTCCCGAGCAATCTTTGCGAAATATCGATACTTGATATGTGCCATTGACTCACCAGCCAATGCACTTTCAAGATTCTGTATTGTTGCTGACATAAAAACTCCTATTTGTTTGGTGCGGAAGGAGGGATTCGAACCCTCAAGCCTTGCGGCGGCAGATTTTAAGTCTGCTGTGTATACCGTTCCACCACTACCGCGTTTAATTAATCAAATACGCCAATCACATCATCAATATGAACGCGATAAGTTTCTTCTTCAATCTTGTATGCTTTATTCCAATTAATTAAAAGTTCTTCACCAACTTTTACTGATTCATCTGCTGTTGCAATCACAACTGCGCGATCTGGATCCATCGAACTTTTTAAAATAATTCCACCAGTAGAAACTTTTTCTGGTGCCTTGCGTTCAACAATCACATTTTTATTCAACGGAATATAAGCCATAAAACATCCTTTATAAAAACTGGAGCGGAATATCGGAATCGAACCGATGACAGGAGATTGGAAATCTACAGTTTTACCATTAAACTAATTCCGCAATATGGAGCCGGGAGGAGGAATCGAACACTCCGTACCAGGAAGGAACCCTGGATATTAACCACTATATGATCCCGGCATAACTAAGCAA